CCAGGCGGCGGCGGGGACTGGCACAATAGAAACCACATCGAATACATCGCCATGTGGCCAGACCTGATCAATAGTTACTGCGCCAAAATTTGCGTCGAACGTACCGAGGATGAAATCTCCGTTGACGATCTCCCACGCGTGAAACGTGAGAGTCTGATAGTCAAAAAACTGCTTGGTCGTTGCTCCAAACGTTTCGGCCATAATTGACAGGCTATTTGTTAGGACGCCATCGCCATTGATGTCCACCTGAGCAAAAAAACTGCCACCGGTTTCCCCCGAATTTGTGAAGGCGAACTTGTCGCCCGCAAGGAAGGTGCCCGCCAAATCAAACGGAACGCCATTGATTTCGAGTATCTGACTTAGCTGGTTTACCGTTCCTGATCCGTCAACGCTTAGACCGTAGCTGGAGTTTCCGACGAAACGGGTATATGACCAACTAATCGCGTCAACACCGGATTGTCCACCTTGAGTTACTTCCAGTAGCACGGCAAACGTGGAGGAATTGGGGGAAGCATTCAAGCTCGAAGTTCCACCTTGAAACATCACACTCCCGCTGCCCTGAAAGTACCTGTCAGAAATGGCGGCATCCGCAGTGCCGTTGTAACCGGCGTGAATAATATAAGCGCCTGGTGGATTGGGGTTGGATGCTGCGAGATTCGATATGTTAGTAATAACTGCTGCTTGTGGTGGCGAACCCGCATTGATCAGCGATACCGACCCGTCGCTGCCGGCGATATTGGTAGCAACCAATGCAGAGTTGGCAAGTAGAGGAAATGCAATGCCAACTATGCCAAGCAGTACAGACAACAAGCGCGTTTCCACTAGATTCCCCTTTCGTTGCTATCGGTGCAGGCTACACCTATCTGCCCCGTAGCGCGCCAAGTATCTGCCGCAGCGCGCCGTGCAAAATCACCCAAAAGGGTGACTGCCGGCCGTTACGTCAAATCCCGGCGAAATCACCAGAAAGCCAACTAGCCGGCATCCCGGCAAGGCCGCACGCTTCCGCAATGGAACAGGACTGCTGGCGACTCACCCAGGAACTGCTAGACCGCTGCGAGCCCGGCGAGGATCAGCGGATGCAGGCAATGGCGCATCTGGGCGCCGCGGTGATCTTGTTCGAGCGGTGCGGAGACGGGGCGATGGTGGCGGCGATACTGAGGGCGGTTGAGTCCGACCTAAGCGGCTGCCCTCCGACGAAGCAGGCCCATTAGTCCAAAGGCCGAGCCGAAGAGCCAGACGGCCGCAGGGATCGGAACCGGTGCAGCTAGAAGCGACATTCCGTCGAATGCGATGCCGTCATCGTTAGCAGTATTCAGAATCGAAAAACTCGAAAACGCCTCGCCCGGCGTGTACACGCCGAAATATTGCGTGCTCAGATTGCCGAGGCAAGGCGGACAGGCGCTTATCTCGAACGTCTCCCCGCTTGGCAGAAGGAGCGAAAGCGCGGAAGGGCTACGGTGACCACCAATTAGCGCCTCTTGCTCGGAAGCGTCGATGACGTAGAAGCCGACTGCGGTAACTGGAAAGGCAAGGGTAAAGTCCAAGCGCCAAGGATCGCCGGTTTCAGATCCTCCGCCGAGATACTGCACACCGATGGGCGCCCATCCGACTTCATTGAAGATACCGACTTGCGAACCGACACCGCGGAGCGGTGTGGTAGCAACCGAAAAGTATGTGGTCTGAAGAAGAGTGGCGCCCGAGCTTAGTGCTTCATCTTCAAAGCTCTCAAACGTTGTCGGCATCAACGTTGAGCGGAAGTCGGTTCCGTCGCGGAAAATGATTGACGCCGCCTGCGCCGTGAGTGCCGATAAGCAAAGCGTCGCGATGGCTACGGATCGGAACATGGCCGCCTCGTTTCGTTCTCTTCGAATTCTGCGGGAAGTATAGTCGACCCGGCCCGCCGCCGGATCATCCGAACGGGTGACGCAATAAGCTCAAGCCCAGGTCGCGCCGGTCCCCGCAGCGGGGAAACGGCAAAGCGGTGAAGCGAAGGAGTATTGAGCCGGTGCCAGAACGGCGCGCGGCGAGAGGCAAAACGGGAAAGTTTCCGTTGCCGAATAATTGCCGAATGGAGGTCAAATTGCCGTATTTGGAGGGTAATTCCGTCCGACCGCTCCGCGCAAGTCGTTGAATATAAACGACTTGCGCTTAGCGATTGGTGGTGGGGTGGAACCCTGCGCCAAACCTATGTAACTCAGCGCCTTAGAACCGCTTCGAACGCCTGCGGAAAGGTGCGGAATCCGGCCCCTGCTGCTGGCAATCCTACCAGTTCTGCCCAGCCGAGGTCACCAGCCAAGCGCATCACCCAGGACGTCAGTTCGATTCCCATTTGCGGAATTGAACCCGCGTCCGAAACTCCGGATCGGTTGGCATGGTTTCACTGAGCCGAACCGACCCCGGGAAGGACCGCGTGCTTCCGAAGCAAGCGCCGGAAGAATGCTTCGATCCGTTCTGCCGACCCGTGGCCGGTGAGCTCGTTGGCCCCGAAACGATAGACCTCGTACCCGGCGAGCCGGAGGTCACGATCGGCCGCCACCATGTACGCGTACCTGGCAAGGGACGGCTTCCCGTCCTCTGCGAAGTGCTGAGATCCGTCAACCTCGACAACCACACGGCCTGCGTCGCTAAACAGGAGCAGGAAGTCCATACGTTGCCGAGACAAGCGTCCAACCCCGCCGAGCTGTGCCAGCGTGTATGGGTCGTAATGCAGATAGACCTGTGGAATGAGGGCTGGCAGCTTATCGCCGAGTTCCTTGAAGGCCCGATAGTAGACGCTGAATACGTTTCGCTCGCCGTCCGATGCAAGGGATGCCATCAGACGTTGAGAAAGCGATCGCCGTGCTTCTGATTCGTCCTGGATGCCTTGCCGTTCCTGCCACCATGAGAGTATCTCCTCCTTGGTAAGCCCGCTGGCGTGAATCGGGCGGTCGTACACGAGGCAGTGCTCTTCATTGCGGACGATTCGGATGTCGTTGTTGATGGCATCCTGGATGACGATCTCGGGCTTCGGGCCCGTCGAGGCGAAGATCAGATTCTTGGGCGCGCCAGATACGCCGCCACTGATTCGAGTCACCGCAAACACCGAATGTCCCGAGATGCTCCCAGATGGACGTAGTTGGAAGCTGTCCACCTTGAGGAGAGTATTCAGTGTGTCAACGAGTTGCGTCTGCTCCTTCCCTCTGCGGGCATTCGGGGAGACGACCGCCTCAAGCAATTTGAAGAACAGTTGTCGGGAGCAGCTCAGTGCGCCCACCAACTCGAGCAATTCAACATTCGTCCAGTCCTCGTTGCTCACGCAGTGCCTTAGGACGGAATCCTCCAGATTTGCCTCGAAACCTGCACCACGCATTTCAGACAATGGCCAGAGCTTGGACAGCTGCTCGACCAGCGGGAGTTCGCCGAAGAGATCAACGTCGTTCAGCGCCTTGAGGATCGTGCGCCGCGTGAGTTCAGTGACTGTCTGGGCGTCGCTCGACTCCTCCAGTAGTCGGAGGAATTCGCTCAGCGAAAAACTGACGTGGTCCTGCTCGACCTGACGTGCGAGTTGGAGAAGCTGGTCATTGTTCAGTCCTTGGAGGCGACTTCGCACGTACACGCGCTTGCTAGAGTGCGCTTCGCTGCCCGTCCCGGTAGCCAATCCGAGTCGCTCGCATTCAGCTGGCAAGTCATACGCTTTCACCGAATGAAGCGTAGCCGCGATCAGTTCGATCAGATCCGGCCTCCTGCCCTTGAGCAGGTGGCTGCTGTCTCGCGGTGTGTTGCTTGGTGAGTCATGCGGCATCGAATCTATATCCCTGTTCAGTCGCTGGCCCACAGCCGCTCGTCATCCTGAGTTGCCGCCCAGAAGTCATCGAACAGCGCCAACTTGGCTTCGCTCGCAGTCGGGTACGTCTTCGGCCCAAATCGATCGCCGATCTTGTAGCCCCAACGGCCAGTCTTCGTCGGATACACGACGAGGTTGTAGCCTTCGATGTTGAGGAAGCTGTTTCCCTTGGAGGAGATCCGCCACTTGCGCTGTAGCCAACGGGTGCGGCGAGCGGCCCGGTTGCGCAGCTTGGCTTCGCGGCGCTGCGGCCCCTCATAGTCGTCGCTCATCTTCTCGGCACAGACGCAGCCGACCTCAAGGCTCTCGTCCAGATCCGGGTGCTCCATGATGTGGACGTAGCGGATCTTCTCGTTGCCGCACATCTGGCAGGTCGCGTAATCGGTTTCGTCCGCCGGCTCGCCGTCGGCCCGCAGGTCGACCACATTCACGCAATGCCACCCTTTGTGGGGCACACCCGGCTGGTCCCAGCGGTTGCCGCTCATCCTGTTTGCTCCCGGGGTCATTAAGGGCGGTCTTTCAGGTGGCCGCCTGCACCCCGCTCAGCCTGAAGCCGGGTCGTTGGCTCGATCATCCGATGCCCTACCATTTATCTGTTCAAATATGCACAAGTTTGCCGTATCCTTGCCAAGATTACCATCACAACTGGTGCAAGCCGCTAGAGCGGGTTAGGACGCGATGAAAGACGAGACTGGCGAAATATTCACGCTCGACGACGTGGCTGCCTACCTCAAGGTGGGCAAGCGAACTGTCTATCGCTTGGCCGCAGCCAAGAAGATCCCGGCGTTCAAGGTAGGCGGCACTTGGCGGTTCTCACGGGCGGACATCGACGCGTGGATCAAGCAGCAGTCGATGGAAGGCCTCGACACCGGACGTGAAGATGATGGCGTGGCCAAGGGCCAATCGAATGATGGGGGGCGAAAGTAATGCTGGGACTGACTCTACGAGAAGAATTTCGGGGCAAGCGCCTCAAAGGGACAGCCATTGAGCTCTCCAACGACACGAACACCGGCGCGACCCAGATCGCCGCCAAGGAGTTCTTGGAGATCACGTACCCCACCCACGACCTGCTGAAGGGTATCGAGGCCGTTGGCCCGAACCAGGGACGTCCGGTGGTGGTAATCGGTGAGCGTGGCCTCGGTAAATCCCACTTGATGGCCGCGCTATACCACGCAGTGAATGACGCCACCTCCACAGGTGCGTGGTTGAACTCCTGGGCGACGACGCTCGGTGATCCGCAGATCGGCAAGATTGCCCTGCGCAGCGGGATGCTGGTGATCGGCGAAAGCCTGCACCGCCAGCGCTACAAGTTCCTGTGGGACCTGCTGTTCGAACGGCACCCGCACGGCGACTACATCAAGGGCAAATGGGAAGGCATGGGGGCGGCCAAGACCGACATCCCGTCCGACAAGCTGATCCTCGAGCTGTTGCAGCACACGCCGACCATGCTGCTGCTTGACGAATTCCAGACCTGGTACGACGGCCTGACCAACACCAAGCAGTACCCCTGGAAGAACTGGGCGTTCAACTTCATCCAGATCCTGTCCGAGATCGCCAAGGAGCGTCCGGATTTGCTGGTGCTGGTGATCTCGGTACGCAACGGCGGCAGCGATGCCTACCAGCAGGTGCATCGTGTCAATCCGGTCGCCATCGACTTCAAGGCTGGTGGCAACGCCGAGCGCATACAGCAGGATCGCCGACGCATGCTGTTGCACCGTTTGTTCGACAACCGCCTTCAGATCGCGCCGTCCAGCATTGAGACGCTGGTCGCCAAACACGTCTCCGAGTATTTCCGTCTGCTGGATGTCCCATCGTCCGAGCAGGAGCGCAAGCGCAAGGAGTTCGTCGAGTCATGGCCCTACGCACCGCACTTGCTGCGGTTGCTCGAAGAGCAGGTGCTGATCGCCACCGACGCGCAGGAAACGCGCGACATGATTCGCATCCTGGCCAATCTGTACAAGAGTCGCGGCGAGTCTGCCCCGGTACTCACGGCAGCGGACTTCCGCCTGGACGATGACACCTCAGGCATCGGTGCGCTACTCGACTCCGTGTCGAACGAGCATCACCGCTCCCTGCGAGCCAAGGCCCAGCAGAACATCATCTCGGTCACCGAAGCCGTACCCAATCACGCCAGCCTGTCACCGCACCTGCAGGAGGTTGTAGGCGCGTTGTGGCTGCGCTCGATCGCGGTCGGCAATCTTGCCGGCGCCGAGCCAGCCACCCTGCAGGCCGACATCACGCGCGACAAGCCCGTCGATGACAACGCCTTCCAGGTTGAGCTGGCGACCATTGTCGAGAACAGCTTCAACATCCACCAGGATGGCCCGCGTCTGGTCTTCCGCGAGGAAGAGAACCCGCAGGCCAAGCTGATGGCCTGTGCGCGCAACGACAAGCTCTTCTCCGACGGTTCCGACCTGGCGCAACTGGCTAAGGAGGTCCGCTACGTCATCGGTGGTTCCGAAGAGGTGGCGAAGACCTTCCGTGTAATCGCGCTGCCGAAATCCTGGCTGACGGACCCGTGGACGGCGCTCGATGAATCCGAGCAGCCCGAGCGCTGGGACGATCGCCTGCCGATCCTGGTGTTGCCGGAAGAGCCGGACAACCTCGATCAACGCCTCGGCCGTTGGATTAAGGATCACCTGCAGAAACGCCGCAACACGATCCGTTTCCTGCTGCCGCGCTCCGGCTCGTCCAATGCCTTCCAGGACCGCGACCTGCTGGTCTTGGCCCGCGCCGAAATGAAGGCGCAGGAATGGAGCGGCCAGAGCCCCGAGTACAAAAAGCTCCACACCAAGTACCAGGGCGAACTGCGTGACATCTTGAAGAAACGCTTCGACCGCTTCGCCGTGCTGCATCGCTGGAACTTCGCTGATCCGGCCCAGTGCAAGTTCAGCGTCGAGAGTTTGAAGAAGCAAGGCGCACAGATCCCCGAGGGTATCGAAGAAGCGCTGATCAACGATCTCTTTGTACCCGAAGACTTTGAGGACCTCGTACTCGAAGCGGCGGCCGACAACTCGGCGGTGGGCAAGCTGCTCCGCGAGCTGCAGGAGCCGCGCCCGGCGGGCCAGGACTGCATCCCCTGGCTTGGCGAAACCTCGATGAAGGAGCGCATCCTGCGGCTCTGCGCGCGGGGCAGGATCGCCATCAACCTGCGTGGCCTTGAGTACCTGCAGGCTCAGCCGGGTGAAGACGAGGACACAGCGTGGAAGCGCTTGCGTCCCAAACTCTCTTACACGGGTCGGCAGCTCGACGAAGTGTTCCTTATGGAACCCTCCGCTGTGCCGACCACGGGAGGCAGCACGCCTCCCGTACCGCCGCCCCCTGGTGGCACTGGTGGTCTGTTCGGTGGTGGAGCAACGCCGACGCCGCCGGGCGTGAATGAGCCCCCAGCAGGCGGTCAGCCCACGCCCGTTCCGGGCGGTGGTGGGATCTTCGGCGGTGGCGCGTCCGGTGGTGGCAAGCCTCGGATCGCACTCAATAACCCGCCGACCTCGCCATTGAACCTCATCGGCAAGCTCGAAGGCTGGGGCATTGGCCCTGCAACGCCGGTCGCGGAAGTTTCGATCAAGGTGTCCGCTGCCACTGGAGCTCAACTCAAGGAACTGCTCAAGAAGCTGCCTGACGGCATGACCTTCGAGCTCAGCCTTGAGAAGGAGGACGACTGATGGCACTGGACGCCGGCGTACTGCACAACCTGACCAAGGGGTCGGCCGCCGATGCCTGGCGGGTCATCATCGATAAAGCTGTCGAGATTGCGTCCAAGCCACTGGCTGCAGGTAACGCACCCAGCGAAGTCACCAAACGCGATCGCGAGATCGGCGCACTGGACCACTTTCTGTCGTCCAGCGGATGGGATCTCTGGCAAGCGTTCGGCGAGCCAGAAATTAGCGGCGTTGAACGCACCTCGGATCGCTTGGCGCGCTGGTGGAGCGAGCCCTACAGCGCCAAGGCAGTGCTGATCCTCGATGGCCTTTCACTGCGCGAATTGCCGTGGCTGATACAGGGCGCCAAGGAACGCGGCTTCACCCTGCACGAGGTCACGGCCAACGCCTCCGAACTACCCGGCGAGACCAATGAATTCGCCCAGGCGCTGGGCTTTGGTAGCCGCAGCCAGTTGCAGAACAACGGCGGCGGCCTTGCCCATCGCTTGCAACCGACGCAAACCGAGTGTGTCGACATGCCCTGGAAGGACTGCGAAGGGCTGATCAACGGCACGCCGGGCGCAAAAAACTGGGTGTTCTGGCACCACTGGCCCGACAGCAAGGTGCATGACGGATCGGGTGCGGGCCAAGGCCTCGACATGCTGACCCGCGATGCCGCCGACCAACTCGGCAGCGATGACTTCTGGGCTTTCGTCGAGCGGCTGGCCACCGGGCGCCGGCTGGTCATCACCTCGGATCACGGCTACGCAGCTACCGGCTATTTCCCGGATGCGGATGGCGAGGTCGGCCAGTTCCTCAAGAAAACCTTCGCCAGCGGGCGCAGCACGGCTGGCACGGGTGAGACTGGCCCGTTTGTGCCGCCCGTGGCACTACAAATCAACAGCCCGCACGGCGCTCACCTCCTGGCCCTTGGCCGCTGGAAGTGGAAGAGCCAGGGCGGCTATCCGACGCTGACGCATGGCGGCCTCTCACTACTCGAAGTGTTGTCGCCCTTCGTCGAGCTCACAAAATAAGGAACGCCCGGTATGGCAACAAAAAAAGAACTGCTCGCACAAGAAGTTGCTAAAGCCGTAGGCGCTGGCAAGACGGTCGCGATGGAAACCGTCGATTTCAACGACCCGAACCGCCCCAAGACTTGCCTGGAGGTCGATTTTCCGATCCTATCCGTCAATCAGGTGGCCACTATCGAAGCGGCATCGGGGGCTGCAAAAAAGCCTATATATCAGATGTCAAAATACTGGGCGCGGCGGCAATCAAGCGTCTTCCGCTCGATGTTAATTGCGGCGGCCACCAAGGGACCGGAAGACAGGTCGCATACGGCAAAGCTGGTGTGGGACAACTACTACGCCAACCACCAGAAGAAAGGCGCGTTCAAGCACGTGAAGGTAGCCGATATCTTCATGGGCGGCGGCACCACACTGGTGGAAGGCTCGCGCCTCGGCATGCAGATGGTCGGCAACGACCTGAACCCAGTCGCATGGTTCGTGGTCAAGCAAGAACTGGCCAATGTCGATCTCGAGGAGGTGAAGCGCCTCCTCGCCGACATCGAGGACGAGGTCAAGTCGCAGATCATGCCGTACTACTACTGCGACGGCCCGAACGGCGAGAAAGGCACATGGACGCATCTCCCGACCGAGAAGGTGATGCCAGCCGATTTCGATCCGCTGACGATTCCACGTGACGAGCGCAAGGACTACCGCTACGAAGGGCCGGAAATTATCTACACCTTCTGGGCCAAGCACGGTCCTTGTCAGGTGACGGGTTGCGGTCATCGCACGCCAATCATGTCCAGCACAGTGATGGCGGTGAAAACCATCAGCGTCAATCACTGGGAGCACACCTGCAGCAAATGCGGCGGTGAGTTCCACGTTGAGGAGGACGCCGCGCGGTTGGCCCCAGAGGCGCCGCTGTACGTCGCGCCGGATGAACACCCGTTCTCCGTGCTCGACCGCAAGAAAGGCGTGGTCTGCCCGCATTGCGGCCACACCGCGATGGTCAATCTCGGCAAGGGCAAGAACAAGAAGGTGGAACTCAGCCTGCTGGTGCATCCGCAATGGCTAGCTGGCGCTCCAAGGCAGGATGCGAATGGACAGTCCTACGGCGGCTCGGCGCAGGACGATGTGGCGGCGACCACACGCTGGGATCAGGAGCGCGCTGCGAAAATTCGCTTGCTGGAGGTGCGCGGATCGCTGCCGGACCAAGTGACCTGCCCGGAAACGAACATCACATTCGCGCCGGAGAAAGGCACGGTGCCTAAGAAATCGCACTACGCCTGCTCTGCCTGCGGCACGGTGCAGGACGTTCTTACCACTATAAAAAACACCGGCAAGACCGGGCCAATGGCTGCCTATGCTGTGCAAGGCTACGCGCCAAAGCGCGATGCGGCGGGCAAGCCTAACAGAGGTCGTTTCTTTGCAGCCTACGGTTCAACGCATGCTAGGCAACAAGGCACTGCGTTTGCGGAATGGGAAGCGCGCAAGGATGGTGATCTGAAGGACTACTGGCCGCGCTCCGAGCTATCTCTTGGATGGAAAACCCACGGCTGGGCCATTCCCGAACACGGATTGACCCACTATTGGACAATGTTCAACCCGCGCCAGTTGCTAGTGCACGCTCAACTGCTCAAGGCTATAGCAACCCTTGGAAATTATGACTGGACGGTACGCGAATATGTACTGGGCGCGTTCCAGCAGTACCTGCGGTGCAATAACACTTTCAGTATTTGGCATGTAAAAAACAATCAAATCTCGGCCGCGTTAAGTAACAACAACTTTCATCCGAGAAGCACCAACTTAGAGCCAAGTGTATTCAACCCAGTTGGAGATGGCAGTTGGAAATCGGCCATTGGTGGATTATTCGATGCGTTCACTTGGAAAGCCAACCCGTGGGAGCTTGTTAGCGCAGAAGGATTGAGAAGTAAGGATGCGACACTTGCAGCTAGAGTCAGCGGGAAAAGCGAGAAAGTATTTCCTCAAGATTACGTTGGTGAGTCTGAAATCTTTTGTGGCTCGTCTACAGGTCTGTCACAGATATCTGATAGCAGCATTGATCTCGTCATCACAGACCCGCCCTTCGGTGGCATTCTGCAATATGCAGAGCTGGCTGACTTCTTCTATGTCTGGCTACGTCTTGTGCTTAAAGGAAAATACTCTGAAATTTTCGGCGCCGAGTACACGCCAAAGTCGCTAGAGGCTGTCGCGAACCCTTTCCGCGAACCAGATGATCCAAATGGTTTCTATCAGCGTTTACTCACCAATTGCTGGAGGGAAGCGCACCGCATACTTAAGCCAGGCGGCATTCTGGCGTTCACTTTCCATCATGACGATGACGAAGCCTGGGTGGCTGTTCTGGAGTCGTTGTTCGATGCCGGGTATTACCTCGAGGCAACCTATCCTGTACGTTCCGACGAAACAAAAGGCGAAAATGCTTCGTTCGGATCTCAAAAGATCGAGTACGACATCATCCACGTTTGCCGGAAACGCACCGAAGAGCCCAAACCGGTGAGCTGGGGTCGGATGCGTCGCGAGGTGATGGCCGATGTGAGGCAACTGCAGGCCATGTTGGAAAACCACGCCAAGGAAGGTCTGCCGGCGGCAGACATCCAGGTGATCCGGCGCGGCAAGGCGCTGGAATACTTCTCCCGCCACTACGGCAAGGTCTATGTGGACGAGGGACGTGCGATCTCCGTCAAGGATGCGCTGGTCGGTATCAACCAGCTGATCGACGAAGACGCCGACAAGGGCAAGGAAGTGCCGCCGGTCACTGCCGAGCCGATGTCGCGGCAGTTCCTGCGCACCTTCGACAGCAAGACCGAAATCGCCCGCGACCAGCTGCAGAAGTTTCTCCGTGGCTCGATCACCACGCCGGATGAGTTTGTACAACGTGGCTGGTGCTCGGAAAAGAACAAGGTGTTCACGCTGGTCGATCCGCTCGACTTTGCGCGCGACTGGCAGGGCAAGCACAAGCGCAAGCTCACCTCCGACCTCGACCAGGCACTGGTGTTGATTGGCGCCTGTTTCGACGGCAGCGGCATCAATGCGGCGGACACATTGAAGAACGAAAACTTCAAACCACACGCTGCCTTGAAGGCGTTATTGGAATGGCTGGGCAGGCGCGGCGCGACGCAGCAGACCCGAAACGCCGCATCCCGCGCGCTGTCCATCTACAACAACTGGGCCGCCTCGCATCAGCAGCAGGTGCAGCAGATGGCACTGTTCTTCGACGAGGCATAGCCATGAAGATTCTGCAGGGAGATGTATGGAAGCGTCGCGGGGTGAGCCTGCTGTGGGGTGGTGAGGTCCTGTCGGTGTTGGCACAACCCCAGCAGGTGGTCTCGATCCGCCAGTTTTTCGCGATGGTCGGCCAATGGCCCGACGATCTGCCCTGCAACGACGGCAATACGCTGGTGGTGGCGGGCCTAGAAGGCTGCGTTGACCTGATGGACCCGACCGAGGGAGAGGCGTGGATGAAGTCCGACTTGCTGCCGGCCGTGCTCGCTTTCCAGGACGAGTACAGCCTGGAGGCCGCCCTGGTGTTCTGGCTGCCAACGGGCAAGAACCGGGTGAAGATGAACCGCGCCACCGAAGCCTATTCGTGGGTGTGCTCGGCCCCGCACAGCAATCAGCACCTCGACCTCGGGCGCATTCTGTGGGCGGGCGCTGAGGCCGACGTCGGACGCATCATCGACCCCGATTGCACCAACAGCGACCCGGACGGCCCGGGGTGGATCGGCCTGCACCACCCGAGGCTGTCTTAATGGCGGTTGACGAAGTCTTTTCCCCCGGCGAGCGGATCACCCATCACGAGTACGGCCAGGGAGTTGTTCTCGACGCGGCGCGCGACGGTTATCTGCGTGCATTCTTCGGCGTTGGCGAGCGCCGTGTCCCTGTCGGTTCGATCCGCCGAGAGCTATCGCGCACGGAGCGCATCCTCCGCGCGGTGGACGGTGGCGCGGATCGGGCGCGCAAGGCATGGCTGTCCTATGAGGCCCATGCGCTGCCGGTGATGGAAAGCGCGTCGGCGCTGACCTCCGCCAAGATCGACTTGCTCCCGCACCAGGTGGTGCTGACCCACCGCATTGCCACCGCGTCGCCGCGACGCTATCTGATCGCCGACGAGGTCGGGCTGGGCAAGACCATCGAAACTGCGCTCATCCTGCGGGAATTGGCCAGTCGTGGCGAACTCAAGCGAGCGCTGATGGTGGTGCCTGCCGGGCTCGTGAACAACTGGCACCGTGAGCTCAACGAGGTCTTCAACCTCGACTTCGAGGTGTTCGGCTCCGAGGGCGACATCACCGACCGCAAGACAAATGCCTTCGCCAAGCACGACCGCCTGATCGCCAGCATCGACACCCTGAAGCGACCGGCGCGTATCAAGCGTTTGCTGGATGCGCCGCGTTGGGATCTGGTGGTGTTCGACGAAGCCCACCACCTGACCGCCTACCGCACCGGCGGAAAAGTCAGAAAGACCGAGAACTACAAGCTGGCCGAGGCGTTGAAAGACCATTCACGCGACCTGCTGCTCTTGTCGGCCACGCCACACCAAGGCAATCACTTCCAGTTCTGGATGCTGGCCCAGCTGCTGAATCCGACGCTGTTTGGTAGCCCTGAAGAAATGCTGGAGCACCGGCACAGGCTCAACACGGTGATGTACCGGCGCACCAAGGCAGATGCTTGCCAGCCGGATGGGTCGCCGCTGTTTGCGCGGCGCTGGGTGCATACCGAGTCCTTCCTCATGAACGAGGAGGAGCGCCGATTTTACGAGAAGCTGCGCGAGTACCTGGAAGACGGCTTCAATCTGGCGCGCCGCCAGGGGGGCAAAGGTCAGGCGCTTGGCTTCCTGATGGCGATCTTCCAGAAGATCGCGGCATCAAGCTTTGCCGCTGTACGGCGTACCCTCAAGCGCCGTCTGCTGATGCTGACGCTGCACGAGGCATTTCTGCGGGACAAAGACCTCGACATCGAGGGCCGAGAACGCCTTATGGAGGAGGCTCGCGAACTGATACACGAGGAATTCGGTGTGGCGCGCGACAGCATCGGTCGCAGCGAAGTGGATCGTGTGCTCGCCGATCTCAAGTACCGGCTCGTTAAAAAGCTGGATGAGGAAGCGCTGGAGCTGGCCTCTGACCCCTACGGTAGCGAATACGGGGCTGCCCACGCTGAAGAAGCCGCATCGGCTGTCGTGGAGCTGCACCTGCCTGAAGAACGGCTGCGTATCGGCGATCTGCTCAAGGTCTTCCCGCAGCAGCGTGAAACCAAGGCGCAGAAGCTGCTGGACGGCCTTGGCATCCTGTGGCGGCAGAACCCGAACGAGAAGATTGTGGTGTTCGCCACCTACCTCGGTACTGTGGACCTGATCGCCCGTGAGATTGACCAGACCTTCCCCGGTCAGGGTGTTGCGGTGCTGCGCGGTGGAGATCACGGTGCCAAGGTGGCAGCAGAGCGCCGGTTCCGTCAGAAGGACGGCCCACGTGTGCTGGTCTGTACCGCAGCCGGGCGTGAAGGCATTAACCTTCAGTTCGCGCGCATCTTGTTCAACTTCGATTTGCCGTGGAACCCGATGGATGTGGAGCAGCGCATCGGCCGCATCCACCGTTACGGGCAGAACCATACGGCACAGGTCTACAACCTGGTGCTGTCGGACACCATTGAGGGACGCATCTTCCTGCTGCTCGATGAGAAGCTCACCGAGATCGCCAGGACGGTTGGGAAAGTCGACGACCAAGGGAATGTCGCCGAGGATCTGCGTGCCCAGATTCTGGGCCAGTTGTCCGAGCGGCTCAACTACGACCGCCTTTATCAGGAGGCGTTGTCCGATCCCGAGCTGAAACGCACACAGGTCGAGCTGGAGGCGGCTCTGTCGAATTCTCGCGAGGCTCGGCAGGTGGTGTTCGATCTGTTCCAGGACTTGGAGGGTTTCAGTCTTGATGACTACAAACCCTTCGCCGACGTGTCGTCGAGTCTGGACCGACTGGTGCGTTTCTTTGCCGCTGCGGTGGCCGACCGCCAGCAGAAGCTGATCAAGATCGACAACGAAACCTATGACCTGGTGACCGTCGATGGCGTGCGCCGTACGCGATTTACCCTTAGCCGGGATGCCGCCACCAGCCACGACGATCTGGAGCTGATGGGTTTGGATCATCCCTTAGTGCAAGAGGAGCTTGGTCGCTGGCGCAGTGTGCCGCCTGAGGATATTGGTATTGCTGTTACCGGAGACATGGATACGCCGGTATTGCTGTCGCTGTGGATGGTTGAGGCATCAGCAGGCAACGGCGAGCGTCGCGTCGTCGTTCAACCAATTGCCGTCAAGCAGGATGGCACACGTGTTCCGGCGGTGGAGCGTCAGTGCGAACGCTACCTCCAGGCGCCTGCCACGACACCGCAATTCTTGCCGGAGCAGCGCATCGAGCTATTTACCCGCGCGGTAGAGCCAACGCTGCAGCGGGAGCTGAAACACAAAGGGGCTGCGAACGGCGATGGTAGCTACTCGGCGGAGCTGATCGGTTACGTAGAAATTGTTGGCGGTAGCACGCCACTGATGCATTAAGGATGACGCGACATGAGCGTGCTGGACGAATCCATATTTGGCGACGACACGGGACCGGATGATGGGCATGCGTTCGGTGGTGTCTGGACTCGCATCAAGCTGGAGGCGCTGGAAAAGTACCTCGTGGCTTTCAATACCGCGCTCAGCAAGCAGAACTTTACCAGGCTTTATATCGACGCTTTTGCTGGTACGGGCCGCTGCGAGATAAAAGTGGATGGTGAGAAAACCAGCATCGACGGCTCCGCGCGCAGAGCCTTGGCCACCAACCCCTCATTTCACAAATTCTGCTTCATCGAGCTTCGACCGAAGAAGTTGGCTGCCCTGAACGCGCTGAGTACGGAGTATCCGGGCAAGACTATCGAAGTGATCCAGAGCGATGCTAATGCTGCGTTGAAAGCCTTGTGCGGGCAATACCAGTGGCAACGTGAGCGCGCGGTGCTTTTTCTTGATCCGTTCGGGATGCACGTCGAGTGGTCAACGCTGGAGGCGATAGCCAAGACAGGCGCGATTGATGTTTGGTATTTGTTCCCCTACGCCGGGTTGTATCGTCAGGCCGCGAAGAATGCCGACGCAATGGATACCGACAAGGAGGCATCGTTGACCCGCGTGCTGGGCACCGACGAATGGCGTAAGGCGTTTTATGTGCAGAAACGACAAACGGACTTATTTGGTGGGGATGATGGAGATGAACGCAACGCCGATCACCGTCAGATGCTGAACTTCGTGTCCAGTCGCCTTAAGGGGCTGTTTTCAGCCGTGACCGATCCCAAGGTTCTGTATCAGGGAGGCGATTCCAGAAATCCGAGCGGCGCGCCGCTATTCGCGCTCTACTTCGCGGCGTCGAACCCAAAGCCAGCAGCATACGGATTGGCGACCAAGATCGCCAAAGACATACTGGACACGCTATAGCTGCGTCTCCGCCGTCTGCGGATAGTCATCCCAGGTGCGACCACGGAAGATACGCCCGTTTGCCTTCTTGTGGCGCTTGACGCCGTCGGCACCCCAGCCGCCCCACTGTTTGAAGAAAAACGCTGCGCCTGCGGCTTCAGCCCGTGCCTGGACGTTTGCCACCCATTCCTCGCGCATGGGACGTGCCTTCGGGCCGGATTCGCCGCCAACGATCACCCAGTGGATATCGCGCAAGTTGATGCGGCCTAGGTCTTCAAGCAGCGGCTCGACGGACAGAAAGCGAATGTGCGCATCCACCTTGCGCAGGTGAGCGATGCGCGGCACGCCGTACTTTTTGTCCTCCACGGACACTCCCAGCCACACGTTCTGCGGGCAAGCGCGGCGTGCGAAATACTCGGGCAACCGCTCGGCACGCTTGGTTAGGATTTGATACGTGTGATGTGGCGTTGCATCAATGACCGAGAACACACTGTCGAGGAACTTGTCCGGCACGTCTTCGTGAAACAGATCGCTCATGCTGTTGACGAAGTACACGGTCGGCTTCTTGCGCGTCAGAGGCTGTTCAAGGCGGTTCTCGTGCAAAGTGAGCTGGAACTCGTTCTCGTAGCCGGGAGCGCCCATCGCATGGAGTCGCCGCGCCATCACCTCGGCGTAGCAGTGTTTGCAGCCGGGCGAGACCTTGGTGCATCCGGTAGTCGGATTCCAAGTTTGCTCCGTCCATTCGATGGTCGATTGCGTCGCCATATCGGCCTCCTACGTCATTGAAGCACAGTGCCCGCTGTGCGGGGCTGCGCATGTTCGGACGCGAAGGCGTCCACCAAGCGGGAAAACGCCGAGCGTACCTGCCCCAAATCGGGGTCGGCCAAGGTCACGCGAACCCGTTCAGCGAGTTGTTCCGCCGTCGGAGTCGCTTCGCTCTCAGCCGTATGCACCAGACGCATGCAGTGGTTGATGACGCTGATGGGCGGGCTGGCCTTACCCCTTTCGTACTTGCTCACCATCGACTGATCTACCTTCAAGAGATCAGCGAATTCCTTCTGGCTGCGCCCGTTGCGTGCCGCCCGGATGAGTTCTTCAACGCTTTCGAAGGCTGTCATCACATCATCCAATAAGTCATTGGAAGCATAGTTTACATCAAATATGCTCTGTGCGCATACACCTGTATCTTGCGGGAGTGATTGGACGTGTCAGTCTGCCGACGATTCGCGCAGGATCATTGCCACCTCGGCACTGCGCCGCGCCACCAGTCCCGGCAGCACTTTTCCACCGCCATAGACCCAGCGCCTAAGCTCCTTTGCGGCAGCGGCCCAGTCTCGCTGGTTGATGCGTCGCCTCAGTGTCGACGTTTGAAGCCGCCCCGCACCGAGGTTGAAGGTGAAGTCGACGATGGCCGCGAGTCGCCCCTCTGGCTCGGCGGCCAGCACCGGGCAGTAGCGAAGCGTGGCGGTGAGTGCTGTGCGCAGATCCTGACGCAAGTAGGTCTCGCCCTCTTCCTCGTTGATCGGTGGATGGTCTGGCTTGCACAAACGCCCGTAGCCAATCGTCCAGTAGCCGGCTGGGCAGATATAGGGATGGGCCCGGCGCAGAGGTTCTGACCTCGGAATTCGATGGAATCCTTCGAACCGCTTCGCCAGGGTGATGGCCGCCTGGGGAATCTGGATCATTGCCGGACCCGATCGAACACGCGCCCGATGAACCAGAAGTTCAGCACGCCGGCCCACAGGGCTTGGTCGGCTTCGGTCCATGCGTGGACGATGGCGACTCCCCAGTCGGCACCGCCTTCAATGGCAGCCACGAAGGCCGCTGTCTTGGCAGCGCAGTACAGCGCCATGAACCAATATGTGATGACTGGGCGGACGCTGCTCGACAAGGCATCGGCCCAGCGCACGCCGGTCTTCTCGCCCTGGGTGCGAACCGCTTCGCGCAGCGTCTCGATCGCGCCCACGTTCCATGCCGCATCGGCGCCGGCACCGATTTCGTGCATGCGCTGCGCACCGCGTAGCTTCTCGAATTCGAGCGCCTTGTCCTGCATCGACAGCTCGTGGCCGCGTTCGCCCTTGCGGTCGAGCCACTTGAGGAACTCAGGTGCCAGGCGAAACGCGCCGCCGAGCAGACCACCAAGAAGCGTCTCGATCACTGGCCACCTCCGAACACCTTGAACTTGATGAGGGCGCCCGCCACCAGCGCCAGCAGGAATCCAGTGGTGATCATCTTGATGACGGTCTGCCAGGCGGTGTGCTTGGCGGTGTTGAAGGCATCGAGCAGGCCGCGCAGTTCTCGGATGTCGTGGGCGGCGTCATCACCGTCCAAACCAACATCGGCAAGTGCACGCCTGGCGCCGCGCTCGGCGGCGCGGTCCAGAAGTTCTTCGAAATCCTCCTTGCGCAGGAGGAGCGTGTTGTCGACCAGTGCGGGTTTTTGTGGGTCAGTCATAGGGCAGGCTCCAGAAATGCAAAACCCGCCACGTGGGCGGGTTTTCGGGGTTCAGGGGAAATGGATCAGATGGCGATGCCGGGACTCCAGCCGGTGACCTTGTAGGCCGAGAGCACAGCCTCGTCCTCGATGAAGCACAGCCAGCCGACTTTAGGGATGTGGTATTCCCAGACGCCCGCGATGCGCGCCGCGATCTGGTCGGTCTTGCCACTCCAGACGCCGGTTGCGCCAGCGGGAATGAGGTAACGATCGCCATTAACCGGGCTGGCCGGTGGCGTCGCCAGATCGCGGTCTTTGACCGAAAGACTGACGACGGCGCCCAGCCGCTTCAGGTTGGCGTCCATGCCGACGCCCCAGCCGCTTTCGCCGAGCGTCCAGCCGTAGTTGAGTCCCAGGTTCGGGTCAGTGATTGCGGGCATCAGATGCCTCCGTAGTACTTGTCATAGTGAAGTCCGTAGCCCGCACGCTCGAAGGCGATCGAGTGCTTCTGCAGGCTGATCACGCCCGAGCGGTTGGATTCGAGCTCGATGCGCAGTGCAGCGTTGGGTCGGCCAAGGCCAGAATCAGCGGTGTCGTCTGCCAGGGTGTAGGTCTGGCTGGTGCCGGTCAGGCCGGTGTAGGTGCGCCGCAGGCTGCCCGCTTCCCCGTAGATCCGCAGCGTGTACGTCACCCCGGCTTCGGGGCCGATGTTGGCGTTGCTCTGGGGCACCAGGCTCACCGTCTGGCTGAGTCGATCGCGATGCGCCCAGGAGATGACCAGATCGCCTTTGGCGACCGCCGGATAGGCCACGTTGTTTACCCTCACGTTGCCGGGTGGGTATGGCCGGTTTTGCCGGCGGTTCATGGCCAGGGAGTCGGTCGGTGCCGATGCCAGCGCCAGCGTGCCTTTTCCGGTCACGGTGAGCAGTCGTGCGTTGACCGTCTCTCCAGCGGCGTACTCGGTCGGATCGATGCCCTGCGCACCATCGGCAAACCAGATCCGGCTGCCGGGCGCGTGGCTGACCGGTACGGTGTCCATAACGCCACGGGTCAGGGTCATGCTCTGCGTGGTCGTGTTGATGGCAGTGACCAGGACAACTTCATCGTTGATGTAGGCATAGGTCCCGGTAGCGACCAGATCGATGTCGAGCTCGCCGCTGTAGGTGGTCGTGCTCGTCACCTCCTGGGCGAGACTGGTGGCGAGAACCGCCGTGGGGCAGAACTCACCCTGGCCACGCTGGTTGTAGGTCGTGGCCGAGTTCGTCTTGCTGTACAGGTCGTAGTTCATGGCCCCAGGGGCCGGGCGCCCGCCCAGGGTCTGGAGATAACAGTCCGTGGCGTCGAGATAGGCCAGCTCGGAGGCGGACAGCGCGCGGGCGACATCCCAGTAAGGGGCCTCGACCAAACGTCGAGGTGTTGTCGCGGATGGCGCGGGCACAGGGTCGGTCCAGCCGGTTGGCTGGGATGCGGTGTAGGCCGCTGACGGTAACCCGAATACGTCTTCGACCGCGTCGATGCTGATGGCGCCGCTCGTGAGTGAGCCGCCATCGACGCCCGCAACTCGCATCACCAGTCCGGCGATCCCGAGGGCAGGCCACTCCAACTTGAACACATCGCCCGGGTACAGATGCCAGGCTTCGCGGTTCACTTTCAAGCGGACCTTGGCAAGCGGCGTGGATACGACGGCCAGATCGCGCATCGCGACCCGGGCAGCAATATTGTCCGAGGTAATGCCGGGGTAGCGCCGCGTCTGCGACACCACAGCGGCCTGTGCCTGGATATTGGCCAAGTCCTGGACTGCAATGCTGGTGTCTTTGAAAGTGTCCGGCTTGGTGTAAATGAGCACGATCTCGTTGGTCGTCTCGCCCCAGGCCGCCCGCTGAAAGCTCTCCAGCTCGATCACGTTGTCCGGGTTCAGGACGGGAAGCGTGGCCACGGTGTAATCAGCGCGGATCAGCTTCAGGACGAAGCGTCCCGTCGACGGCGAGGTCGTGAGCACACCGCCGATGTGATCCATTATTTCCTTGACGAACTGCTCGATCTTGCTCTGCTGCAGCCAGATCATGTTGAGCCCGAAACCCTCGCTGAAAAGCACATCCGCCGCTGCGCGAAACGAGGCGTCGTCGATGCTGGCCGTCGGATACCCCATGCCCCAGGCGGAGTTCGTGAGGCATTCGTAGACGATGTGCGCCGGGTTGGCGGCGCCGTTGATTTCCGCCTTTGCGGAATACCAGTCGCGAAAACACCGTTTCACACGCAACGCCCAAGGTTTCATGTAGGGGTTGTTCGCGGCGATGTACACCTGCCTCAAAATCAGACTCAGAACCCCGCGATAGGCCGGCTGCGGCGAGCCGATCTTTGATACGAGGTAATCATTCGGTGTCTGCGCCGCCTGACCAAACGCAGCATCGATGGCGCCAGAAATGCCGCCTTCGCGCTTTTCGCCACCGAACAGCTCGGGCATGTTGACCGTGATCCGGCCGCTGGCGGTGAGGTTGCCGCTCCAGGCCTGGCGCTCGCCGACTTGGATCTCGGTGATGGCATCGACCGGTCCGTGGCAGATCGCGAGGTGCATCCCCAGGAAGTAGCGGTAGCCGACTGTTTGCGACTTGCTACTACCGCCCATCGTTCACCTCGGAGCCGATGCGTTCGCGGGCGGCGGCAACCACGTCCTCGGCCATGCTGTCCCCGGTTGCCAACAGTAGGGGCGCGGGCAGTCCCTGGTCGATGAATTGGCTCCAGTCGAGCCGGTGTCGCGCAAACCAATCCCGTGCGCCACGATTGCAGTAGCCCAAGCGGCGCATGTCGCTGTGGGTCACCAGGATGTCGGTCATTTCTTTCCACCTTTGGATCTGATCGGTGTGGTGCGCAGATCGCCGTACCACACCACGTTGGCGCTCTTCACCAGCACGGTGCCGAACACAACGGGCACGGGACGACCTTCATCGGCGGTCGGCGCATCGAAATCCTTGAGTTCAGCGGCTTGGGGTTGCGGTGTCTTGGGTTGCAGGGCGTACTGAATCAGTACGCTCACGATCAGAACGGCAATGGCTGCCCACATGATGGTCCCTCGGCAAAGTGGTTTCAGTAAATCGGGCTGCCACCAAAGGGATTCTTGGTCGGAATGAACGGGAATCCGCCGAAGTTGGCGCTGTTGCCGAACTTTGCGTGGCAGGCACTCAGGGTGCGATCGCAGCCGGGGTACAGATAGATGGCATCGCCAATGGCCAGCCCCGGAGGAACGGCCGACAAGGTGATGGCATCAGCGCTGTGACTGACGATCATGCGTTTTTCGGTGATGCCATTGGCCGCCCAGGTCGCGTAGCCGCCGGCGAAATGGCCAACTGCAATCCCTGCAGCGGCCGGGATGCTCAGCAACGTGCCATTGATCGAGGTGACCGTTCCAGCGACCCGAAACACGACCGCGCTTGCGCCGCAGGCCGTTCCGTAGAGCACATGCGGGCAGTTGCGTTGATACAGCCGCCGCAGGCCGATGCGCTGCAGGCTGGTGTAAACCGGCTCGCAGTTGAGCTCGACTTCCGACCCGCGCCATTCCGCATTGAGCACGCGCCCCATCCACACCGCGACGGTTTCGCCATCGCCGCGATGTTGCCGGTACAGGGTGAGCAAGGTGACTTCGGACGGTGGTGTGGAGATGAAGTCCTGGGCAACTTCGACGTCGCGCGCAAAGGTGACGCGAAGTCCTGCCTTGCCGATCTCAGTGGTCTGCTCGATGCTGCCGCGTCTAATCGGCACTGCGCTGTAGGTGTAGGTCGCGTAGATCGCATTCTGTGCGGCACTGGTGTAGCGCCAGCCTTCGCCGCCTCGGCGAAATTCATACAACTCGACGGGACTGCTGGCATCCGTGGATGCTTCTCGGCTGGCGTAGGTCATGTGTCATCTCGAATACTTCTGACGGATATCGATACCTCCGCGATGTCGTCGGTGTGATGAGCGATTTCGACGGAATCGCTGTCCAGCCGCACCAGCTTCATGAACGACACATGGCGGATCTGTTCGGGCAGCAACGCCGCGCCCACCACGCTGTCGATGGCGATGTTTTCGGTGCTGGGCGACAGCGCGGTGGCGCCCGTGATGCGCCGGTAGTAGCGGCTGCCGGAAGTCGTGGCGATCATGATGTCGCGCCGACCAACGGCGGCTGCCACGTTGGCGGCGTAGGCACGGTTCTCCACGGTGATGGCCGAGTCGAAGGCGCCGATCGGGCTCACCACTTTCAAGTCGGATTGGAAGCTGGGCATCCAGAATGTCGTGAGCCTGCCGGCGCGGGCGGCTAGCCATGCGCGGAACGCAGCGATCGAGGCGCGCCCGGTGATCAGCCACCGATGCGTCCGGCGAACCGTGGCAATGCCCGAAAGATCGTCGATGACGCGACGCCCCGTCAGAAAATCCAGCTCGTTGAGCTTGCGGGCGTAGTCGGTATCCACATCCTCGGTCCAATTGGTGGCGGTAAGCAGGACGGGTAAGCCCCGGTAGTCCGAGGTTTGTGTGGCGGCCGGCAGCAGCCACTCGTCTTCGAGCTGGAAGCGGACAGTGGCCTGGCCGATGGCATCGCTCAGGTAGGTCAGACCCAGCTCGTTCTGCAACCGCGCAGGCTGGACCGGCAGGATCTTGGTGCCGACTGGCCAGGTAGTGTCCAGCGGGCTCTTGATCGTCAGGGACGTGGGAAGGACCGCCGTGATCTCGGCAAACTCCGACTCCATGCCCAGAACCAGTCCAACCAAGCCGCCGACGGCAAAGTCCCGATTCGCGGTCGTCACGGCAATGGAAGTCGCGCCGGCGGGAATCGGTCCTGCCGCCAGCGCGACGTCGGTCCAAAGCGGCAGGCCAAAGACCCGCGCCTGCCAGGACAGCAGCAGGTTTTCCATCTTTACGCGCTCGGTGTCCGAGCCGACCAAGGCGCTGTACTCAAAGCTGCGCCTTGCACCGGCACGCAAGCGCACGCGCTGCTCGAATCCGGCATGGGACTCCATAACATCCGTGAGCCATTCCAGCCGCTCGATGACCGGTTGCACCCAGTTCGGCGCAAAGATCCATCCGACGATACGGCGTCCGGTTGCCAGCAAAGCGGCATCGTCGAAAGCAAATGCGAACAGAAACGTCGCATTCACGGTGGGCGGACCATTCGGCGTGACCGCGAGCGTATAGAGCCGCGATTCATTGGCGGCAAACACAGTGGGTGCTGGTGCCGGCCCGATCAGCGTCATGCCTTCTGCGCCGGTCGCGGTCAGGGACGCCAAGGTGTTCGGTGTCAGCCGTGCGTTCCAGACCTCGATCGTGCGGCTCTGCTCCGAGGCTAGGCTGCCGAGGTTGATGCGCCCGGGTAGCAGGTGCACGCGGAAGTAGTAGTCCTCGAAGTAGCTCGGCACCTGCATGCCAGTCAGTGCCCGCTGCGCAGGAACTGTGATGTCGCTGGCGTAGCTTCGCGCTCCTTTCTCCGCACGTGGCGTATCGCTGGCGGTGTACGGATAGATGGCGGCAACCTGATACCCGTCGATGCTCAGGAGCGGGTTCAGTGAACCAGCGTGAGCGCGATCGAGCACCATGCCTGTCAGAACGGGCATGTCAAAGTTCTCGAGTAGGGTTACGTGGGCAGATCAGGGGCCGTCGTACCGGACTGCCATCGCGATCGTCCCGGAGTGATTCGCGCCGTTGTATGGCGACGCGGCACGGCTCGCGGTGTTCTTGCGATACACCGGTGCAATGAACCAGCGCTCCGACCCAAGCGTCAGGATCTGGCCGTCGTCGATGTTGTCGTTGCGCGTCATCCGCAAATGCGGAAGCTCCGCGACATGCGACCAGAAGCTGGAAGGTTGTGCCGCCATGATGTGAATGCGCGCCAGCACGGCTTCCCCGTTCCAGTTGTTGGGCTGGGTCAGCAACAGCGTCGGTACCGCAATGGTGGCGCGGGCGTTGTTCGGGTTCCCAGTGGAAACGCCCACCGGGTTGTTCCACCAGCCGTGGCCGTTGAAGTTCAGGTAGATCGAACTGTTCTGGACGCCGGTGGTGTCGTTGGACTGCCAGAAGGGTGCGCCAGAGGTGTTACCTCCACCGCTGCCGGTGCTGCCATTGGAGTCGATCGCCACGCCAGCACCGGTACTGATATCTGACGTCGCGGTACCCCAGTGCCAAACCGCATTGCCGAGCACACCAAAGCCACGCGCCTGGCCGAGCGACAGCCACTGCCACCACATCACTTGGTAGTTCACCGCCACGATGATGTCGTCCGGCGCCGTGTGGATGAAGATGTGGTACGTCACCGGATAACTCAGCAGTGTGTTGCCGGCTTGCCCGAGCCGGTTGGTGACGCCGACCAACTTGGCCGCCGGCGTGACCAGTGTGGCGCCGGAGTAGCCGAGCGCCGCTTGCACCAACAAGTTCAAGCCGCTGACGGTGAGGCGACCGTAGATGTCGCCCTTGTAGAGCATGCTGTTGGCAGAGTCCCAGGACCAGCCGTTATCGGTCCCGGCGATGACCACGGCATTGAGCAGATCGCTGGCGCTGTTGGCCAGCCCGGTGACGTAGGGCATCAGACAAGCTCCAGTGCGATGTAGTCGCCAAACGATGTGCGGCTGACGTCCTGGATGACGACGTAGTTTTTGCCGTCGATGACAAGCGTGTTCTCGACAACATTGTCGAAGCCGGTGATGTGATAGATCCCGTCCAGCGCGCCGTAGATATTTCCCGAGTCGTAAAGCATCACCGGGTAGAGCGCGTAGGTGCTCTCTGCCGGGCGACAGGCGTTGGCCATCGTCGATTGGCCCCAGGGTGTGGCGAGAGGGGCTTTCCAGGTGCCGTCGTTGAAATGCATCCGCAGGTTGTTGCGATTACCTTTCCACGGCATCGTGTGGGTTGTTTCGGAATAGCGTGTGGCGGACGCGCTGGTCAGCATTCCAGCCGCGAACAATGGCTGGGGATATTGGCCCGGCGATGCGTAGGGGAAGAACTTGCCGATCCCGAAGGATTCGTAGACCGGCGTGCCGACCTTCATCGCCACATTCAGCCGCTGACCATTCACCGAGAGCCAGTAGTCGATGCGTTGGTTGTGAGCGGGCACACCGAGAACTGGCGAGATGCCCGGCTGGGTCAGAAACGAGTTGGCGGCGACATAGCCCTTCATGGCCGCCACCGCCAGGTTGTAGTAGTCCGCGTTGCTGTCCTGGTAGCAGTAGACGCCGCAGAAGATTTGCTCAGTGCCCGATAGTCCGGGTGCCATCATCAACAGTTCACGATTCGCGATGGCAGTGTCGTAGCGGAGGATGGTCCAACCCTCGGTAAGACAGACATCCCGAATCGTTTCGAGCATCTTGTGGTGGGCGAGCATCGTCGAGTTGTCGACGAAGCCGACGTAGGCCGTCATGTGTGTGGTCCTTGCTGGATTCGGTGTATCGGTTAGCTCAGCACCTGCCGCACCGCACCCGCGTTGCGTTGCAGTATGTTGAGAATGGTCTTCTCACCCGAGGACGAGTTCAGGTAGTCGGCGGCCATCGCCGGGTCGATGACGTTGACGATGCGCACCGCTTGTCCTTGCGCCTGCTGAGGTAGCGCCTCCGGTACCAGACCGCCGGCGGCGAAGGCCAGAGTGCGGCCGGAAACACGCGGTCCATTCGACAGGCCATTGATGGATTGCAGAAAATCCACGCCGACCCGTTTCACCGCAGAAGCATTCATGACGAATTCACCGGCCGACAGGCGCGCCGGGATCGAATCCGAGCTCGAAGTGCCGGGGCCGATCACCAAGCCGCCCGAGGCGAATTTCTTCGCGTTGCCAAGAAGCCCCATCACTGCCGCGACCATGGCCACCATCGCCGCTACCGCAAGCGCCGGCCCCACAAAGGGGATGGAGGCTTGCGACGCTGCCGCACCAGCACCTGCCTTGGCAGCGTCCATCGAGACCACAGCGGTGGTTTCAGCTGATTTTTGAGCCACGGTCGTGGCGCTGGCCGCTGCATCCACGGCCTGCTCCTGCTGCACGAAGCCCAACTTGATCGCCAGCATGCGCGCCTGCATCGCGATCCACTGCTGGAACGGCTGGATCACGATCTGCTGCAGGAAGGCATCGGCCACCTGCTGGAAGATGCTCGACATGGCGCTGCGCCAGGTCTGCGCGCCGGTGATCATCCCGTTGAGCGCACCGCCGAAACTCTCGCCGATGCGGTTCCACAGTGGAGCCATTTCATCGACGACCAGCTTGGTGCGCTCCAGCTCGTTGCGCCATGCCTGCACGCGAATCACCGCATCCGGCCCGATGGCCTGCGCCGCCTGTTGCATCGTTGGCAGCAGACGTTCCATCTCGGTGGCCGATTGCTGCTGCAGAGCCACGATTTGCTGTCGAGCCTGTGCTTCGGTCAGCAGTCCAGCCTGCTGCTGGGTCTGGATGGCCTCCTGCGCATTGCGCAATCGCTCGGTCACCTGCCGCCACTCGACTTCCAACGCAGCCAGGTTGCCTTGCGCCGCTTTTACGTCGATCAGGCGGTCGATGAGCGACACGCCGCCGGCATCGTTCTCGGCCAGCAGTCTGGCTTTGAGATCCCGGTAACCGCGCTCGATCGCGGCTTGACGATCGGCGGCACTGGCTTGTCCTGTGATTTGCGCCAGTTCCTTGCGCGCCTGTGACAGCGCGTCGGCCAGCTCGCGTTCGGCGTCAGCCGCCTTGCGCGCGTTAGCGACCTCGACATCAGCCCGTTTGTTGTTGAGCACGATGAGGTCGGCCTCGATCTTGGCCACCTCGGCGCGGGCCTTGATCCGCGCGCCTTCGTCAGCCGCTGATGCAGCGATACGCTGCTGCTCGGCCAGCAAGGTCTGCGTGCGGGCGATCTCGGCATCGCTCTCACGTATTTCCAGGGCTGTCTTGGCCGCAAAGTAGTCCGCCAGCGAGATCAGCCGCCCATCGAGTGCTTCATCCAGGTTGCGCGACTGCCGATCCAGCGCATCCTTGAGCAGTTTCAGCTCGGCATCGGCCTGAGCCTTGGCGAGCGCCAATCTTGCGGTTCCGTTGTCACCGGTGGCTCGTCCCGGTGTGCGCAGTCGATCGATCAAGGTGGGATCGGCAACGATCGCCGGAGCTCGCACCTCAATTGGCTTCGGATCGAACAGGCTGTCGCGGAAATTGGCGAGTTCATCCAGACGCTGGACCAGACTGCCCTTGAGTTCCGAGATGATGGCTTTGGCACCGGACACGTTGCCAGATAGCGCCTCGACGGCAGCCGCCATGCCAGCGCCGATCGCTTCACCCAGCGCCACAAATGCCTTACCTACGGTGGCTGCACCCAGCGCCAGGGTTTTGAGAACCAGTACTACGCCGTCCAGGACCGTGCGCAGCGAGCCACCTTGTTTCGCCGACTCCACCATCCCGTTGGCCATGTCGTTCATGGCTGGCAGGAAGGCTTCGATCACGCGATTGCCAATGCTCGTGATCGCCAGACGCACCTTGGCGAGCGAGTCGTTGAAGACCTCGGCCTGGGCAGCGGTGTCGCCACCAATCTGCACGCCTAATGCTTGCAACTCCGTCGTGAGCGCCTCGACGCCATCACGCCCCTGGTTGAGGAACGGGATGAGGTCGGCGCCCGATTTGCCGAACAGATCCACCGCAAGCGCGGTCTTTTCGGCACCATCCGGCATCGCCTTGAAGCGGTCGGCCAGGTCGAGCAAGACCTGGTCGGTGGCGCGCAGCGTTCCGTCCTGGTTCTGGATGGCGACGCCGACCGCTGCGAATCCGCGTGCCGCTTCGTCCGATCCAGTCGCAGCATCGAGCATCCGGGTCGCGAGCTTGCGCAGGCCACCTTCGAACTTCTCTCCCGAGACGCCGGCCAGATCCGCAACCGGGATCAGGGTCGAGAGTGACTCGACAGTGATGCCGACCCGCTGCGAAAGTTTCGACAGCGAATCCGCCGAGTCGAGCGAGGCCTTGACCATCGCGCCGAGCCCGGCCGCAGAGACAGCCAGACCGAGCGTGCCGAGCAGTCCGTTGATGGATCGCGCCGCATTGCCCAGATCGCCAAGATTTCGCTTGATCGAATCGAAGGCGCCACGGGTCTGATCAACGGCGGTGATCAGGAGTTGTGCACGGTTATTGGCCATCAGGGTTTTGCCAGTTCTTTCTGAATTGCGCTCGCCAGACGCGGTAAGGACCGCTGCACAGACCCGGTCAAATCCAGTCGCCGCTTGAGGGAGACGGACTTGACCAGCACGGCGATCGGAATCTCCTGGCCGCGTTTGATTTGTTTGGCTCCGGTGCGAGTGCGCTCGGCCCGCTTGAAGCGGGTGAGTTGGGAGGCGTTCTCGCGGATGTTCTCGGCCATCAAGATGACCTTGCCGTTCTTCTCGACGAAGAAGGCGTTGCCTGATCGCAGCAAGCCATCGACCACGGCTTTGAAGCGCTTGGGACCGATCCTCCCTGGAAGCAGTGGGATCAGCAGATTTCCCGAGACAGTGCCGCCTTTTTCATGCAGGCCAAGCCAGGGGATCTTGCTGCCAACCAGTAATGCCGGCAGGCGGTCGGTCCTCTTGTCCAGCACCTTTGCCTGCATCGAAGAGACGAAGCTGCTGCGCTTGACATTGAAGGCGCTGCGCATCTGCGAACGTGCCGCGTCGCGTACTTCGCGCCCACCCGCTTGCATGCCGCGCTTCAGCGCCGCTCGGATGGCGTCACGGCGCGCGGTGGACCAGGCACTGAATTGCCGTGCGTCGAACAGTCCGGCGGTGGTCAGATCAATCTTCACGATCGAGCTCCCGCTGTAGTCGCTCGATGGATCGCTTGTCGCCTTGGCAGGCAACGGCCGTTACACCCAAAAGGAGACTGGCGTGCTCACGATCACGATGCATTTCGGCATCGAGAAATGCCGTCATCTGCGTGAGCGTGTAGTCCATGACATCCGGGAGCCGGTGTCCGGCATGGATCAAACGGTGGATGGCGTGAGCCCAGCCAAGGGGCCGCTCATTTGTTCGTTGATCCGGGCGGCGGCGTGCTGGATCGCCGGCACCACCCGCTGCACGAAAAAATCCGCATTCACCTCAAACAAGGCGGCGGCCAGTCGAATGGCGTCATCCATCGCCAGCCCTGCGACCCACTCTTGGGGGCGACGTGAGGCTACGGCGATCCCAGTGATCAGCGCCTCACCGTGGTCTGCCAGCAGCCCCAGCCAGTCCGGATCAGCACCGACCAATCGGTGAGCGAAGGGTCGGACCGCAGCGAGCAGCGCTGGGATCTCGCCGACGCGAATGGGAGTGATCGCCAGCTCGGCCCCCGCGATCTCCAAGGACAGCGCGGTTGGAGGAAATGCATCGAAGTCGTTCATTTTTCACCTCACAGCAACACGATGCGGCCGAACTGGCCAAGATCACCGGCGGCAGGCTTCAGCGTGTCAGCCAGCACCTGGCCAGACAGCTCGAACTTGAGCAGTTCGTCGGTGATGACCGATAGCTCTTTGGCCGGATTGATCGCCACGCGGTAGAGGTCGATCACGACTTCGCGGTTGCCATCAGCCGTGTTCAGCCCTTCGAAGCGCACCCAGCGTTCGGGTAGCGGCTGGGTGAACATCGCCGTGCTCTGCGCCGCGCCGTAGGCGTAGTCCACCTTGAACGGCTCCACGTAGGGGCCGCCGGTGGTCTTGTCGTTGATCGCCAGCGAACCGTGCTTGGCGTTGAGGGTGTACTGACCTGCCGGAAGCGTCTTGGGCGTGACCGTGGAATCCTTGACCACGACTGTCGAGACGTTTTGCTTGGCCAGCAGGTAGAGACTGCCCAAGGTGACGGGATTGGGCAGCACCTCGGCGGTGACCGTGCCGCTGACCTGGTCGGTGGTGGTGCCGTACAACGCAAGGCCCAGGTTCACCGCGATCAGTTCTTCTAGCGTGCAGGCGAACTCGCCCTTCTTGGTCTTGATCAGCTGCAGGTCGGTGAGACGCTGCCCGCTGGTGGACTCCTGGTGTTCCAGCGTCTCCACCGAGAGGGAGACTTTTAGCTCGGGCACGTTGCCCACGTAGTTCAAGCCCAGGGGCTTGCCGGTGAGGTCGCGGGCGCCGATGTAAACGCGCCCTTGTCCAGAAAAGTAAGGCATGGTCAGTCTCCCTTGCGTGCAGTGGGTTGAGGTTTGCCGATCGGCTCATCAAGTCCGTCGGTGGCTTTGGCGACGCCGGCGTCGATCAGCCAGCGTGCAGTGGCCTCGTCGAGGTCGAGCAGATCGCCCGGCGCGAAGATGACGCCGGCATGGGAATGGGGTTTCAGTAGTTCGATGTTCATGTCGGGTTATCCAGTTCGGGTCAGATCAAGTGCGTGGGTGCGATAGCGGATCTCGTAGCGGGCGGGCAGCGCCACGGCTCCGGCGTCGGCGTCCTCCGGGTCCCACTCGCAATCGACTTCGCGCAGCGCCAGGGCAAGACCGCCCAGGTTGGTGTCGCTCATCAGGGCTGCGTGGGCGGCGACGACTGCCAGATCGGCTTGATCGAAGGCATCGTCACCGCGCGCTACAACAACAAGACGCAACATCAGGAGCCGGTCGACGAGGCTGTTGGCATGCGCGGTGATGCTGTCGCCCTCAGCAAACACCAACAGAGCGGGGCTCGCGTCGCGTGTGACCGGCACAGTCGGAAAACGTAGAACCGGGACAGGCGCTACCGCAGACGTCAGGCGTGCGACAACCTCCCGCAAGAGGCGCTCGCGGATGGAGTTCATGGCTTGCAGTTCCTAGATGCGGGAGAGATCGGCGCGCCGCTCGGAGCCGTCGCCGATGCTGCGGATATCGCGGACGCGGTAGTTATTGCCACCGATGGACACGGCGTCTCCTGCCGCCAGGCTCGGCAGTGCCGAGGCCGGAAAGCGGATCGTGTAGTCGGATGAGAGGACCAGCCCGTCGAGTACGGCCTCGTCCGGGGAGCGGAAATCGACGGCAATGGTGTTGCCATCGATCTCCGCATCCACCAGCAGTCCGGTTCTGGCGGCGGCTTCGTAGAACTCCTCGACGCGCACCATCACACCGTCAACTTCACGAGCACACCCGGGCGGTGGCACATGGGCAGCGGGTTGGACTGGGTATGCAAGTCGGTACCGCGATCGAACTTGCGCGGCTCCTGCTTCGCGTAGAGCGTCTGCCCGATGGTGTTGACCGTCTCGTTGAAGTCGGCCGGGGCGAAGTAGGTGCCGAAGGTATCGACGGTACCGAGCGGGAAGGCGTGAGCCTCGCCAGCCGCGATGAAGCGACGAGTGGTGCCGGTGGGATCGGTCGCCTGTCCGCGATACTCCTCGAACGTGATGCCGGCGTAGGTGAAGCCACGGCGGACGTCGTTGATCAGAATGGCGCCCTGTTGCCAGTTCTCGAAGGCCTTCTCGACCTTGGCATGGCCGGTCAGTGCGGTGAAGAACTCGGGCGAGCACAGACAGTGCACACCGACCATGAATTCGCCTTTGAGGTTGTCCTCGATCGCGGCCAGGGTCGCGAGGCATTTCGCCTTCACATTGGTACCGGCATTGCCGAGGTCGTAGGCGATGGTCTGCGGCGTGATGTCGAACTCGTCGAACAGGTCGTACAGCACGGAGCCATCGGCATCCAGAATGACGCCCTTGAGCGCGCCCATGCGCAGGTGCTCCAGCGTGATCGCGTGCTTGTTGCGCATGGTCTCCAGGTGGCGCGCGATGACACCGGCGACGGCTTCCATCTCGGTCTCCGAGCCGAAGGCGCGGATGCCCTGAACCTCCTCCGGCAGGACGACATCGTCGTGCGGGATATGCGGGATCACGAACGAACGCAGGGTGCGCTTGCCGCGCACACCGACCGTGCCCGGGGCACCCGGCGGCAGGGTGGGCAGCAGGTTGAGCACGCCGTTCATCTCCTCGACGATGACCTGGCGCTGGCGCACCGGCTTGGCCGGCATCAGGCCGAGATCCTCGATGCGGCCATAGCGGTTGGGGAGAATGTTGATGGCCGCAGTGAGCGCCGCCATCGAGAACGCGGGATTGGTGAATGGGTTCTGCATGGTGTGTCTCCTAAATCAAGCGGCGGTTCGGACGAGGACGCCACGCGCTTCGAGCTGAGCGATCGCGGTGGTTTTCTCGGTGGGAGTGGCGGCGACAGGCCAGACCAGCGCGTGGCTGGCGACGATGGCGTGGCGGGTGATTAGCAACGCGTCCTCGCGGTCGATCAGGGTCGCGTCCACGTCGGTGGCGAGTACGCCGACGGCGCTCTCGGTGCCATCCGTGGCGGTCGGGTCGAGCGCTTTCAGCTTGCCGGTCGTACTGTCGCGGCCGACGATGGCGCCGAGCAGTAGGTTCTGGCCGGCAGCGATCGTGGCCAGGTCGCGTGAATACAGATTCGGTGCCTCGTACTTGAGGAGATCACCGAGGTTGTTGGTTTCCTGAATGGCAGACATGGCTTACTCCTTCGTGGCGAGTTTCTTGACGGCGGCAACGACCGGGCTGCTCTCCGGTCGCACAGTGGTTCCGGCATCGGCGGTGATGCGCGAGGCAATCTCCGGCTGTTCGGCCCGAGCCTCGAGCAGCGCCCGGCGGACTTGGGACTCGGTCATGCCGGAGGCAAGGAATTCCGCCGTGCGCTGCGGCGTGCCTGCGATCAGGCAGATCTCGGCGATGGCTTGTGCCTCGATCCGACCGTTGGTGGGCGCTCCAGCGATCGATGCGGCCACGGGCGGTGCTGCAGGTTCTGGCGCTGGGGTATCTGCCGGGTCCGGCGTGGTCTCCGGATCGGGGTCGTCCAGAGGGTTCTGCTGTTCTTGATCTGTCATGTTCTGCTCCAAATGAGAGTGTTGATGGCTGGAAATCTGCGTGCTGGCTTTCGGTGACGCGGGAGAGGCGCGGGCGAGTGGGCCGCGCTTGGCCGTGCCTGCACTGGGTGTCGCCAGACGGCGCTGTGCGCCCAGCGCGTTGGAAAACTCGACCAGGACCTGATCGAGACTGGCCACGGCGTCAGCCAGGCCTGCCGTCACAGCAGCCTCCCCGAACAGCAAGCCGGCTTCGGTCGCCCGCACGGCGTCGCTGTCCAGGCCGCGCATCTGCGCGACTTGGCTGACGAAGATTCCGTACAGCCGATCGACCTCCGTCTGCAGCGTGGAAGCCGCCTGCGGCGACAGCGGTGCATGGGGCGAAAAGTCGTTCTTGTGTTGGCCGGCATAGATCGCCGTGAAGGCGATGCCATCCTTTGCATCCTTGTTGGACTGGTCGACGTGCAGCGCAATGACACCGATGGAGCCCACCCCGGCGGTCTGGGACAGGGTCAGGCGCGAGGCGGCAGCTGCGATGGCGTAAGCGGCCGAATACGCTGAGTCGTTGGCGTGCGCCCAGACCGGCTTGATGTCGTTCGCGGCACGAATCCGCGCGGCCAGCTCAAACACGCCACCCGCTTCCCCACCGGGCGAATCGAGGTCGAGCAGGATGCCGCTGACTTGTGGGTCCGCCAGCGCCGTGTCGAGGCGTGCAGCGATTTCGCCATAGGAGGTCAGGCCTGATGCCGCATCCAAGCCGATCGCCCGCCGTACCAGCGTGCCGTGTACCGGGATGATCGCGATGCCGGGCTGCCCGACCGAATTTCCAGCCTTCGGGGTGGGAAGCCGGACGGCGGTATCGATCTCGGGCAGTCCGATGCGTGGGCCGAGAACGGACAGGATCACATCCAGTTTCGAACGCGCAATGAGAAGCGGCGTCCCGTAGAGACGGGACGCCAGGTGTACGAGTTGCATGTCAGTTGTCCTGGGGTTCTTGCGGCGGAGCCGGGGTGGCTGTCGCCGCCGCGTTGACGGGCGCTTTGTCGTGGCGCGGGTCGGAATCGAAAACCAGGCCGAGTTCGTCGGCCCGCTGGTTGTCCGCCGCGATCTCGCGGTCGATGTCCTCGGCGTCGTAGCCGAAGGCCGAAATGGCCTCGGAGCGTGAAAGCAGTCCGGCGCGAATCGCGGTGAGCATCGCGTCGAACTCCTTCTTTGGGTCGACCCACTGCCAGCCCTGCGGAATCCACTTCGCGGCCAGGTATTCCCGTTTGCGTCCGACGAAGCCGGGGAGGTCGAGTGCGCCTTCGAGCGCAGCCTGTTCCATCCATGCCCGCCAGATCGGTCGGCAGAGCTGATGAACGATCACGCCATGCTGGATTGCCTCGCAGCGGCGGCGAAACTCCAGCAAGCCGGCGCGAATCGACGAGTAGTTCACCTGCGTCAGATCGCCGGTGAGCATTTCGTAGGTGATGCCCATCGCTGCAGCAACTGCCCGGAACTGCATGCGCAGGAATTCGGCGTAGCTGGCGCCGACGTCTGCCGGTTGGCTGAACTTGACGTCCTCACCAGGCTCCAGCAACTGCATGGTCCCGGGTTCGAGGCCCGCCAGGGACACGCCGTTGGCATCCGCCAGCCCTTCGCCCATGAGGTTGTCCTCGGGCGCCAGACGTGTGATGAAGCCCGCGAACATTGCTGCCGTCTTCTTGCGTACCAGTTCGGCGTCGTCGTACTGGTCCAACTCATTGAGCTTGACCAGCGCTCGTGCCAACCATGGCTCGCCCCGGATCTGGCCAGGACGAAGCGGACGGAACATGTGAATGATCTCGTCAGCGGGCACGCGCACGGTATCCATTCCGCCCGTGCCGGACATAGGCGCCAGCGCACCATCGCCGGGATGCGAGCGATACACGTGGTAGGCGACGCGGCGCCCGAGACGATCGAACTCGATGCCGGCCCGCACCACGTTGCCGGAGGGGAGCTCCAGGTTCATCGTCGTGGGCAGGTGCTCCGGTTCCAGCACTTGGAGCTGCAGACCGACCGCCAGACCATCTTCCGGGCGGCGAAAGCGCAGCCGCACCAGGGCTTCCCCACCTTCCAGCATTGCCCGGCACGCGAGTGCCTGCAGGCCGTAGAAGTCGGTCAATGCAGCTGCATCTGCCTCTTCACACCATTCCCGCCAGAGCGAATGAATGGTTTCTCGAAGCGCGTTGTCCGGGAGCATCGACTGCGGCTTGATGCCGGTGCCGATCGCGTTGGCGACGAAGGCTTCGACGCCGGCAGCCGCCCAAGCGTTGCGTCGCACCAGATCCCGGCTCTTGGCTCGGAGCTCGTTCTGGGTGAAGGCCAGCGCGGCGACCGCGCCAGGGTTGCTGACCTGCCAGGCAATCGCGCGTCGGCCACCGCCGATGCCGTCATAGGTCGGTGACGGGCCACCAAACAGACCTCGTCGAAGTTTGGAGAACCAGCTCATCAGGTGGCCTTCCGGGTCGCGACGCGGATCTGGCGCGGAGCGCCTGGCCACAGACCGGTGGCGACGGCGTCATCAAACAGACCTCGTTTGACCTCGCGAATGGCGGCACCCAGTTCCTCGACGGTGCGGTACTCGATGGTCTTGTCGCCGAAACTCACGCGGCGCTCGCCCTTGGCCAGCGCTGCTTCGAGCGCATCGAGTTGGGATTGGGTGTAGGCCATCAGCGATACACCACCAGGTTGATCTCGGTGGAGTCGGCAAACGACGTCGCCATCGTGGCGCAGGCGACATCAACGTAGTTGGCAGTCTTTTGGTCGGTGCTGGCACGCACGATGGCGACCCGCTGTGTGCCGTTGTCGGTGCTGCTGCGCGCCAGTGCAATCCAGCAGTAATCTGTATCGGACATCGGTTGCGTGAAATGGACGCGGTAACGACCGGTCGCCAGACGCTCCACGCTCACGACGTTACGAGCGCTGTGCATCACCATCTGCCCGTTGACGTAGCCAAAGCTCACCCACGCGCGAGCAAGCCCCGGATGAGATGCGTCGATCTTGGCTTTCACCTCGATGCCAATGCGCGCGGCGAGAGATGCGACTCGATCGGCAAGCGACATCAGACCAGCGCTCCCTCGAACACGGCGACAAAGTCGGTGTCGGCATCGCCAATGGCCGTCAGTGCAATGGCGCCGATGTTTGATCGGGCCTGCTGTTGCTCGATGACGGTCAGCGTCTGCGCGGCATCGAAGCGCACGCGGTTGTTGATGGCCGCGAGCAGCGCATCAAGGCCGCTGGTCCCGTCTTGTAGCAACTGCTGGATCTCGACCAGCGTGTCGTAGGCAGCATCTGCGCCGCCCAGGATCTCGGTCTTGAGCGTATCGAGCAGCGTGACGATCTTGGTCGACGAGTAGGTGGTGGTCAGCGCTACGTTGGCGTCGTCGATGCCGGTGCCGCTGAGAACGGCTGACTGAAGCTCGTTGATGGCGGCCACCAGACTCGACTTGTCGGTGGTGGTCAGGCTCGCCAACGTGCCGGTCTTACCGTTGAGCGTGTTGAACTCCTGGGCGATGCGAATCACCAGGCTCTCGATACGGGTCTGCAAACTCATGGGATGTCCTTTGTTGATCAGGAGAGCCAGCGGCTGCGCACCAACTGGCGTGCGCGGCGACCTGGCCCAGAAACAGCGAGGCCACCGCGTTGGGTGGCCTCGTCAGTCGTTACGGTGGCAGTTGGTTCAGGCGGATCGGCCATCCCCAGTTGTCGGGCCAGCTCGCGCCAATGGCGCTCGTCGAAGCGATCCAGTCCTGCCGCTGAAGCGGCGGCGCGTGCGTAGACGTAGCAGTCCAGGGCCTCGTTACGCTCGCGCATCTTTTGCCACTCCCGGATGGGAAAGCCATTCCGGTTACGGCGTGTGATCAGTTGTTCCGAACACAGCTGCTGGATGAACTCTGCGTCCACATGTGGCAGATGGATGAACCCTGCTGGGTAGACCGGACTCGTTCCGTCCTCGGCCACATCCGCCGATTTGCGCAGGTTGTTGTAGAGCTCGAGCTTGGCAATGCCGACGGCGACCGAGAACACCTTGATGCCCCGGCGCAGCTTCTTACCGCCCTTCGAGATATCCACGGCGGTGGGCGTACCGATCAGTGCCGCGCCACGCGCAACACCCTTGACGGCCATGACGCGCGGGTCCCGACAGGCCCGCACGAAGGTGTAGGCCTCTTGGGTGGCAAACCCGGTATCCAAGGCGAATCGTGCCAGCGGCAGTGCCGCGCCGGACGCATGCGTCCAGTTCTCCGCAAGTAGATCCGCCAGTTGTTTCCAGACCGCGTCTCGGGCCGTATCGCCCATCAACACGCGATGCTCGACCAGCCAGGACTCCTTGCCGCGACCGAAGGCCCAAATGGAGGCCTCAATGCGGTCCTTCTGTACATCAGCGCCGCCGACCAGCAAGAGTCCACCGGGAGGAATCGATCCGACCGGGTAGTCCTCGCGCCGCTCGACGAGGCGTTGCCAATCCGGCGCTTCGCCTTCCTCGACCCAGGTCTCGCCCAGTTCCGTGTTCTTGAACGTCTTGATGGCTGCCGCCGATCCTGACTCCTTGCTCACGACCAGTTCCCAGGTAACGGCAATCTCACGCCAACTGCGCCAGCCCACCGGGCTGTAGAGCGACGACAAGTGGAAGCCTGCGGTCTTGGCGCCGTTCTCTGGTGCCAATGCGCGCCACTCGCCGTGTTCCAGCATCCAGGTCTTGTGGTGCTCCAAAATCGGTACATCGCAGGACTCACAGACGTAGGCGGCGCTCTCCGGCTGACCCTTTTCCCACCGCAGTTGCTCGAATCGCAGCCACTGGCGATGCGAGCAGTGTGGACAGGGCACAAAGTAGCGTCGCTGATCAGATGCCTCATATTCCCGTTCGATGGCGCTCGCACCCGAGATCGTCGGCGTCGAGACGATGAAGATCTTGCGGCGCGCGAAGGTTCGGGTACGCGCTTCGGCCAGCGAAATCGCATCGCCTTCGCCCTCGACGTCCAGCGGATAGCCATCCACCTCGTCGAGGAACAGGTAGCGCACTGGCATCGATCGCAGTCCGACCGCGCTGTTGGCGCCCGTCATTACCAGGACGCCGCCCCGGAACTCCTTCGCGAGAATGGTGTTGCCCGAGTCCCGGCTCCTGGCCGGTGCAATTAGCTCGGCCAGAACACCCGACTCCTCGATCAGCGGATCGATACGCTGCTTGGAGTTGCGCTTAGCCATTTCCACTGTCGGCCACACAGCCATCATTGGCCCTGGCGCGTGGTGGATCACGTAGCCGATCCAGTTCGAACCCATCTCCGTCGCGCCGAGCTGGGCGGCCTTCATGAACACCACGCGCTCGACCGGCGAGGTCGGCGACAGGCAGTCCATGATCGCCTTCAGGTACGGCGTGCGGCTGGTCCGCCAGCGTCCCGGCTCAGCGGATGCCTTGCTGGAGAGCATCCGGTGCCGATCCGACCATTCGGATACGGTCAGCAATGGGTCCGGCGTCAGTCCTTCGCGCCAGGCGCGCTCGATTTCCGCCGCGCCTTCGTAATCCACATCCAGCATCAGTCCACCCGAGGACGAAGTTCGCCCAGCTCTTGCAGGTGATCGCGCACAGCGGCTTCCAGCGCTACGTGCATGGCGTGCGGATCGACATCGAGCTTGGCGGCCATCTGCGCCGAGATGCGCGCGGGCCAGTTGAGCCACGCATCGCGCTCGGAGCGCGCCAGCTTGAATACATGCGCGATGGCCTGTGGCCGATCGACCAGCTCACCTTTGAGACGGGCCAATCGAACCCTGTTGGTTTGCGCCTTGACCACTTCGTTGACCGTGCGCGCCTGGAGCAACGACGTGCCACCCGTGGGCAAGGCGGCCGGTCCATCGGTCGACGGTGTGCCTGATTCCGGTACGACCACTTTCGTCGCCTTGGCACGGGTGCCTGCCTTGGGCGCATCCGAGTTGCGCGCCCACTCGCGATCCGCACGGTCGGCATCGATGGTTCCGTCAGCCTCTGGCGTGATGCGCCCGGCGCGAATCGCCTTGTGAACAGCTGTGTCGGTCACGCCACGGTGGCGGCTGTAAGCGCGTATCGAAATGCCCATGGTGAGAACCGGTGGCCCCTTCAATCATTTGATCGTCATTCCTCTGGATTGAGCTTGGCTTCCATCTGGAACAGCGCGTTCATGTCAGCAGCATCAACGACGTCACAAGGAGACGCACATGACCAGGCAAGACGACAAGGACCTCGAAAACCTGCTCCAGAAAATTGCGCTAGACCACCTGTTCATCGAGTCCTTGGAGACTCGCAACAGCAACCGAATGGACTTCCACGATGTCAGCGTCTGGGCCGTCAAAAGCGCCCTGATGGCCGCTTACGAGGCGGGTCGGCAGGCTGCGAAGCCGGACTGAGAAAGAAGCGGAAAACGCTTGGCTTCAATTGGGAACAGCGCGTTCATCACGTCACCCCATCAACCACTGCCAAGGAGCAGAAAATGACCACCACCCAATTCACCCCGGCCCAGCACTCGATACTGGCCTACGCCCTCGAACACACCGGCGGCAAGATCGACTGGTTCCCCGACAACATCAAAGGCGGCGCTCGCAAGAAGGTCATCGACGGCCTTTTCAATCGCGCCCTGATCACCACCGACGGTACCGATTGGTTCATTGCCGCCGAGGGCTACGACGCGATGGGGCGGGCTCGTCCCGCGCCTGTCGCGTCAGACCCCGAGATCGAATCCGCCGTGACGACAGCCGAGGCCACGTGGGCCAAGGAAAAGGGTCCTGAGCAGGCGACTGCCAAGCCCCGCACTCGCGAGAACAGCAAGCAGGCCGAAGTGATCCGGATGCTGCAGCGCCCCGAAGGCGCCACCATTGCTCAGATCTGCGGCGCGACCGGATGGCAGGCGCACACCGTGCGCGGCACCTTTGCCGGCGCCTTCAAGAAAAAGCTTGGCCTGACCATCGTCTCGGACAAGGCCACGGGCGGTGAGCGGATCTACCGGATTGCCTGATCAGAAAGATCGAGAAAGAGGCCAAGACCCGCTTGGCTTCTCAATCGAACAGCGCGTTACTACGGGTGTCGCAACGATCAGACCCCAAGGAGCCAACGATGAACACCACGAACCAGATCCCTGCCACCCAGAACGAAAGCTGGGGCTTTTGGGGCACGATGAACGAGCACGCCAGCGCCGCGTGGCCCTTGGCGATGACCGCCGTCTCGGACGCCACGAGCCAGCCCCTCGAGTCGGTACGGGTCTTCCTCGACAGCCGCCACGGACGCCACTTTGCGGACGATGTCCAGAACGGGCTGTACCAGGGGCAGACCCTGGCAGACGCGATCAACACGGCCACTCAGCGCTGGACGAGCTGGACGATTGGCCGCCAGACCAGCAAGCAGTACGGCATCCCGCGCGGCCTGCCTTACCTGACGGGCTTTGTGATTCACTGCGAGATCGTCGAGGACTCGCTCGTCGCCTGATCATCGAACAACGCGCCATCCGACTCCCGGGTGGCCTGCTTGCCCGTCCAGCCCTGCCAACGGCGCACGATCACATCGACGTACTTCGGATCGAGTTCGATCATCCTTGCGATGCGCCCCGATTTTTCTGCGGCGATCATCGTGGTGCCTGAACCGCCGAACGGATCGAGCACTACGTTGCCGGGACGGCTCGAATTGCGAATCGCCCGCTCGACCAGTTCCACCGGCTTCATCGTTGGGTGCAGGTCGTTTTTCTGCGGCTTCTTGATGTTCCAGACATCGCCCTGATCGCGGTCGCCACACCAGTGGCGTTGCGCGCCCTCGCGCCATCCGTACAGGATCGGCTCGTACTGGCGCTGGTAGTCGGCGCGGCCCAGCGTGAAGGTGTTCTTGGACCAGATGATGAACGTCGACCACTTGCCACCGGCGGCGCGGAATGCGGCCTGCAGCACATCCAGTTCGCTGGACGACATCGCCACATAGATGCCGCCCCGGCAATGCGCGATGGTCGGCGTCAAAGCTGCCAGCAGGAAATCGTAGAAGCCGTCGCCGAGGTTGTCATTCAGGATCGCGCGATCCTTGCCGCGCATCTTGTCCTTGGCGCTGTTGGCGTAGTTCACGTTGTACGGCGGATCGGTGAAGACCATGTCTACCTGCGTTCCATCGAGAAGGCGGTCGTAGCTCTCCGCCACGGTGGAGTCGCCGCATAACAGGCGGTGGCCACCCAGTAACCAGACGTCGCCCGAGCGCGAGATGGGTGTCTCGGACACATCGGGCACCGCATCGTCATCGGTTTCGCCCTCGCCATCCGGCTCATCGCCCGCCATCAACTCGGCCAGCGCGTCCGCATCGAAACCGGTAAGCGACAGATCGAAGTCGGCGTCCTGCAGGTCAGTCATTTCGATGCGCAGCATCGCCTCGTCCCAACCCGCGTTCTCGGCGATGCGGTTGTCGGCGATCACCAGGGCTCGGCGCTGCGTGGGGCTCAGATGGTCGAGCACGACCACCGGCACAGCCTCGAGCCCGAGCTTCTGCGCAGCAGCAAGCCGTCCGTGTCCGGCGACGATCACCCCATCGCTGCCTGCCAGGATTGGATTGGTGAATCCGAACTCGGCGATCGACGCGGCGATCTGTGTCACCTGATCGTCCGAGTGGGTGCGCGCATTGCGGGCGTATGGCACCAGCTTGGCCGTCG